TCGATTTTGACGATCGGTCGATGACATCTTTTATCCTTATTAATTAATATTTATCGAAAAAATAAACTGGGCAGTTAACTTACTAGGCCGTTGTCTTGATCAAACTTAAATTGCAATCTTTCTGCAATGTTATAAGTCAAATATAATAGTTCACACTCTATTTGTATGCCTGATTCGTATTGTGTTACTACCACTTGATCTGCTTTAACACGAGGATCAAAATTGATAATTTGTTCAACATTGCTGACAATAGCATTTCTTACATCCACTGTAAAAGGTTCAAACAGCATGTCCCAAATAATAGTGCCAAACTCGGGATTTTCTAAGCGTTCGCCCTGGCGTATGTGAAAATGATTTATAATATCTTGTTTAATTAACGCAAGGTCGTATAACCCAAAGTTTTCAGTGGCATCACTGACTGTGCTGAATCCTTTGTAAACTTTAACATTAGGTTGTTGCTGACTTTGTGACGGCCCTTTGACTGTGGTGCGTTGATATAATCGGTTGTTAATTGTCATATTTTATTCCTCTTCTTGATTCTGAGGCGGTAACTTTGTAAACGTATCTATAGACGTAGTATACTCTTTCCAGTAGTCAGGCGTAAAATTATTACTATCAGAAAATTTTGACTGATCATCTATTTGCTCTTCGTCGGTATTTTCATATCTATCGTCTATGTCCCTATCAGTATTTGTTGGTTTAAATTCCGTAGGATCTAAATTTTCATGATGGGGCCACGGTTCATGCGTGGGTATCCTACGCATAATACTTAGAGGAATAGAATCTTCATTAAATTCGCCAGTTTCATCTGGTATTTCATGTAATATTAATCTTTGCGGTAATTCTGCTTCACTGGCGGCGGCAGCTTCGTCGGCAGCACTTCCTCCAAAATTTCCAGAATTAAGGTGGATGTTGCCGCCATCAATGTTAGTGCCCGATGCTTTAACTTCAAACGCTCCGGCGTCGGCGGTGATTGTATACCCGCTGCCTAAACTAATAGTAACAGCGTTAGCTACTAAACGATCTTCCGATATGCCAACTTTAGTTTTAAGATTGCCGTCAAACACTTTATCTACATCTTCTAATACATGTTGTAAGTAGTTTTGATCGTATAGTTTGTTAACATCTTGTTTAACATGATGTGTATAATTTTGCTCATAAGTTTTGTCAACATCTAACTTAACATGTATTTTTTGATTACCGTCAACAATTAAAATTTGATCTTCAATCACATGAGTATGTTTTTCGCCGCGGACTTTTGTATTAAAGTTGCGACCACATTCAATATTAATATCACGATCTGCATACAGATTTAAATCTTGTTTAGTGCGAACACTAATACTGTCTTCTGCAAAGATATCAATCTTACCATCGCTAGATAATTCTATCCAACTTGTGCCTTTGGCGTTGCCAATGTAAATTAAATCTTCGCTGTTGTGCAATAAAATTTGATGCCCGGTTCTTGTACGAATTCTTATTAACTCATTGTGCGGAATATCTTTTAGACCATCTGTTTCGTCATCTTCTACCGCGGCATATTCAGGTGGTCCGTCAGTAGGAGTTGTTTTTCTTAAAAATTTATCGTCACCATCGTCCATGACAAAACTGCTACCACCGAGTCGACTGATAAATGCTTCTGGAATAGCATGTTCAAATTTACCAACTTTACCCTTGGGTCCATTTTTGTCAATAGGTCCGGGCGTTGAGATTCCAAATACCGCGCTGGGAGTTTCTCGTCTAGCACTTGAGGTTGTTATGCCTCTAACATCATCTTTTAATAATCCCTGTGTTGTAAATACAGTTTGTTGCGGGGTATGGACTGGTTTAGGAATTTGTGTAGTGTCCCTAGCACCGACATCGTTGGCGTTTTTATTATATTCAGCTACGGGCACACGTTCTTCTGCACCGTCAACTTGATAAGAAGTTGCGGCATACCCGGGAACCATAAAGTTCGTGTTAGGATCCATGATACAACCAAACCAATATCCTTTTCCGTTGATAAAAAATACCACAACTGTTGAGCCAACATCAGGAGGAACCATCCACATGCCATAACTTTTTTGTGTGCTGTTGTAGTCATTGTTTTCGTCAATGTAGGCAAGACTGGTAACCCCGGCAAAAGGACTCATGTATTTGACTTGATGAATTTGACCTTCTTTAGAATTTTGATTGCCTGTGGGATGCAGTAATTCAACTTCCAATGTTCCCATGTAGTTGGGATCAAGATGACTTACAATCCGGGCTAAGAATGGTCCGGGTTTACTATCGTTGGCTGCGTTTACTGATTGTCTTTTTTCTTCTGACATAATTATCCGTTGAAATCACCAAGAGCTGCATTGTTAGCTGCAATTTCTTGGTCTGTTAAACTTGGTACTCCGTTAGGAAATTCTGCGGCAGTGGCTGCTTCTATGGCTGCTATTGCTTGACTACCGTCTTCATCTTCTAGATAGGAATCAATTTTTGGGCCAGCATCTTGATTGCTAGTAACTCCAACTTCTGGAATTTTTCCAACTAGTTCTTGATTTGTCTGTCTCAGCATATCTAATACCTGAGTAAATTTGCCGCTACTAAAATTACTTGTAACTTTGCGTATTTTATAAAGTCCGCTGTATGCTTGAACTAATTCTCCACTGCCAGTAATGTTGTTATATGTTCCTTTAGCAGGATTTATATCTGTAGGTGTTCTAAAATTTACAACTATATAAATTTCAGTGTTTTGATAATTCATACTGCCGTCACTGTTGATCATTCTATAATTTGTTTCAGGACTTGTATAATTTCCAATTCCGCTGTCTCCTAGAAAATAAGGATCACCGTGTATTTTTAATTCCGTTTCTAACATGTCTGCACCTGTGGTGACTGCATCCATAAAATTTCTTGCTAATCTAGTTGAAATATTTTCTGTGCCACCCCCGCCTCTACCATCTGTAGAATTTCTAAGAACAGTTCTACTTACTTGACTTGGCTGTGCATTGGGCGGTGGGTTATTGCTTCCTTTATCTTGAGAGGGTCCACTAACGCTTTCTTTAGCTTGGCCTGTTTGGCCGGCTTGTTTAATATCGCCTGCATTTATATATCCGTCGGCCGCTACTGCTTTTCTGAAATTATTGTTCACAGTAATTTGAAAATCAATAATTTCAGTGTTCTTTCCAGTATAGATATAATTGTATTCTTTAATAGCTTCTTTTCTAAGTTGTAAAATACCCGGAGGTGCTGAGTTTGGTGGTATTAACACACTGGCATTAACTTTATACGCAACAACTCTATAAACTATAAGTTGTGGCTTACGTCCGGTTGTTCCTAAGTTTTTATAGCTAGATCCTTGATACACTTGAGGATCTATTCTCCACCATGGCAACATGCCGGCTTCATCTATTTGACTATCACGCAGTGCTTGTTTAGCATAATCACTCATTAGTATTACTTGATTAATAACGTTGGTAACATCAGTGCTTTGTAGAAATCTAAAATCGCTAGATGTTACATTGATTTGTAAATTACCTCGTTGATAGATACCTTTTTCTTTATCATAAACTGCATTATCTTTACCAAACGGACTGTCGCCAGCACGAGCTGCGGTAAATCCCATGCTGACTTTACCAACGCTGTTGACTGCTCCTTTTTCTTGCACATACGTTTGATTTAACTTGCCGGTATTTTTTTTAAGTTTTAATTTGTTGTATATGTCGCCTCCACCTCCGCCACCTTTGGGATTTTTAGTAGCTTTGTTTATTGTTTCTTTAGCGGAAGGCAACGGTGACGACGGATCTTCTGGAAACATAATGATAATTTCATCTGGTTCTTCGTTGTTACTTTTGGCTCTTTCTACTAGATAATCATTTAAAACTCGTTGAAGACTTTTTTCTCCTGTTTGTAACATTTCTTGCACAGTTTCTCCGCTGATTGTAGTGTCATGCGGAATTGTATTAAACCCTGCGTTAAATGCTTTATAGTTGTAGGGATTAGCAGTTATTTCGTATTCGGTGCCTTTGGCAGTTACCCTTGCAGTCATATCAGCTAGTGTAAACGGAAACAATCTACGCTCCATCGGCATTGACTTGGCTAATTCATTTTGTGTGTGTCCTGCAAAATCTATAGTTAATAAAAAGGGTGCAGTTCCTAAATAGCTAGGATGTCCAGCTTCTAACGCTGCCTTTTGCATGGCCTGTGGGAAAATACCCATACTATAAGGTTCTAAAACTTTAAATTTAAATCCCATCATGTTGGTATTACCGCTGTCTTTGCTAAAAGCACATTCATGAACTATATTGATATCATCCATGTAGAAATCAAATTTACCAAATGCTGTGTTGACTCTATTTTCTGGATTGATTGAGCCGCTGGCCAATATTAAAGTATTAAATTTTCCAGCTCGATATGTTGAATCTGGAAAATTTAAACTTTCGTCGTCAAGACAAGAAAGTGTGACAATGTAATTGTAACTGACAAATTGACTTAAAATATTGTCAAACGGAGGCTTGCCGCCGGCAATGATATTTTTTACTTTTTTGCCTTCGTCGGCTGTATTAATATTACCAAGATTAATTTTTAATTGTTGTTGTTCGTTAATTCCAATTCGACCAAAAACACTTGCTAATTGACCTGCTGCGGCTTCTAATTGATTACCTAGTTGACCGCCAATAGCATTGATATCTACTTTAAGTCCAAGTCCCGATGCCAGCGTAGTATCACTTACTACTTTTTTAACAGCGGTAGATAATGTTGTGGCGCCTGATTTAAAAAGATCATAATTTATCATGTTAAATTCCCAACGTGGATATTAAACCTGATCTTTTTGGAATAAAAATTTGTGTGCCCGGGACAAAGTCAAAAATAGGATCTTGTATCACATCTAAATTACGTTGAGAAAATACCCACCATAGTTTTGCTGTCCCATACAAGTCAAAGGCCAATAGGTCTGGTCTATGTGTATACTGAGGTTCAATATTATACAAATAATCATCTTGCTCTGCAGCCACTGGTCTAATTTGTAAAATGTCAAGATAATTTTTTGTTATCTTTGTTGCTGACCAGGGACTGGTGTTTGGATATGTTGTGTTAGCTGACATTAAACGAATCCTTGTCCACTTTTAATATAATCGCCGTTGACAAATTTATCAAGGCTAAATGACCTTGCGCTGTCTCTGCTGTATACCGGTTGTAACATAACTGTCATTGAGCTTTTGGTTGGAACATATGTTTTTGGACCTTGTGAGCTGCTACCGCTATTTGCTACTTGCGCTTGGTAACCGCCAGCTAGACCTTTAACTGCTTGTCCTATACCATTGGCCATCGCCAACACTGCTCCAGCTTTGTGGTTT